CGTTCTTGAACAGTGCCGTCAGAGTTGACAACTTTGTTGGGGTCAATTAGTACAACATTATCATATTCGGTTTGAACATAGACCTTATCGTTACCGAAAAATTTATTATCTGCCATAGTAGAAGAAATGTTGTTCCACTGCCGCTTTGTAGTCCTGTAAAGAATTTGTTAGGGGAAATGGTATAAAAAGTAGAGCGTTATCAGGTATATTAGACTCCAAACCACCATACTGTGGATTCGCGGCTAATATTAACCAACCAAAATACGGTGATTCATAAAACTCATAACTTAGTTTATCTAACCTACTACGACCAGTCCTAAAAATAAATCTTTTATCCGAAGGTTTTGAAGGTATTCTAACAAACGGAACCACTGATTGTTGTCCGTTAACTAAAAAGTCTGTATATCTGTTCCAATATCTCATAATTAATTAAATGTTACTTTTCCGTTGTATGATTCTGCAGTACCTTTATTTAATCCAGAATACAGTTCGTTAAAGTACCCATCTCTAACTGAATTTATGTTCTCTTTAGGTACGTTTATATAATAAAATATTCTTTCTTTTTCTTTAGTAAATGGTGAATAGTCGTTAAACTTCCTAACTGAACTACGTTTACTAAATCTGTCTAACTCTCTTTCAGTTTTTCTTTGTACTTTTTCATAGTTCCTTTGTAAGTCATCAACAAGATTATTAACGTATCTATCCCATTTATTGATGTTACCTAACCTATCATTCAATAGTTTTAATATAACCGTGTCTTTATCGTTTAATATTTTTTGATACATAGCATTCATAAAACGAGAGTAATATTGACCCTCATCTTGGTATTCAATCGAAAATGAGTAATCAGGTTTAAATGGTTTTTCGACTAATTTTTTATTATCGTCAAATATTTGGTCATAAAACTCCTTTAAGTCAGTACTTAAAGTCACCATATCATTTTCCATTTCTTCGTATGTGTTATTTGCGTTTTTAGAAGTTTTATCAACACTATCGGTTGCCTCTAATTCTTGTTGTACATTTCTAGCCTTATCCGCAAACCCATCTGTATTAGTCATTACAAAACTTATTTTATCTATGGTTTCGATTAGACTTAATTGGTTATTCACAACTTTTGGCATAACACTCATATAATCTGATATGTAATTTGGTTTAACTTCATTAATCAAAGTGATTATATTAAACTTATATAAATCTATATCGGCATTTGTAAAATTCTTATTATGTATCTTTTTAAGTAATGGTGAATTATCATTATTCACATCATCAACTATTTCATCAAAAAGATTATTTATTTTATTTTGTAACTCGTCCTCTTTTGGTTTACCAAATAGTTTGGTATCTGTAGTTGTACCTGTAAATCCATCAGTATAGTAACCTAACGTTTTACCGTCAGTATAATTTCTTTCGTCCGTAAAGTAAGCCAAACCATCTATTGAGTAAGTATTTGCTACTTGAGTGAGTGATTCAGTAATTGAGTTTGCGTAATTTTTAACATCCTCAACCGCAGTTGCCATTATCGTTTTAAAAGAGGTTTGACCACTAGTTGTAGTTGCGGTAGTTGTAGGATAAGTGGTTAATTCGTCAGTTTTAATAGTACCAATCGTAACACCTTTAGTTGGTATAATATCATTAGTCGGTATATTATCTTTACCATCAAAGACTGTATTACTTTCTATAGATTCCCATATCTCTTGATTTAATTCATCTCTCTGTTCTGTAACTACAGACCTTTCATCGTAAACCTCTGTATTGGCGTAATAATTAAATGAAAGTGCGTTTTGTAATCTATTTACAGGTTCTTTCAATCCTTGACCACCTATAAAGAAAAATGACATATTAATATCCGCTAACATTGGTTGAACACCTATTCCCTCAGGATTTAAATCAAAAGTTAATGGTTCATAACTGATAGATATTTGATTAATGGCAATTTTAGTATGATAGAAATCACCAATTCTTAATATACATATTGGTGGCGCCCCAAATGATGTATTCTTCGCATTAAACTCAGTTGGTCTACCATCATCACCTATTACGGGTATAGTATCACCAGGTCTAATACATTGTTGTAAAAAAGTAAGTCTTGAATTTAAACCTTCAGGTGTAATAGAGTGAAATGCTGGTTGGAAGTACTTTATTTTTTCCTTTATACCACTATAAACCATCGGTGAACTTTCCTTCACCAAATTAAAGTAATCACACTCAGTCAATAATTTTCTAACTATTATCTTCGCTACCTCTTGTTTTTGTTTTTCGGTTGTTGTTGGGTCTTTATATTTAATTTGTGTCACAGTTGTAGTTCCACCGCTATCTTTTACCGTTACTGTCTTATTTTCATCACTTATCACAACCTCCTCTTTATATGGTGTTTCAACAACACTGTTAAAAAATACTCTTCTACAACCCATCGCCTGTGGCGAATATACCTTATCGGATGAAGGTAGTTCTTGTGTGCAATCGACACCATTAATAGTAACCTGTTCTCCCGACGCAACCTCTTTAATCATAAATTTACTCGGTACATCATCTTTCCACTGTTGTAACGTTTTCGTTGTACCCAAAGGTGTTAATGGTAATAAATATTGTATAACACTATCAATTCTTCTTTTCGATAATGCTTTATTATAGTTAACATCATTAGGTGACGATGCCGAACCTTGTAATAAAACTTCAACTGTAGAACCAGCATTTAACGCCTCTCCAACCCCTTTTAAAAATCTTAAAGTACTCTGTAATGGTCCTTTATCCCCGTTAGGTCCCGGTAATATATTTTTTTCATAAAACTCGTTAACCCCCACTTTATTTTCGGCCGTGGCTGTTGAATCGTATTTTGACTGTCGGGCGATATAATTACTTAATGTAACTTCATAAGACTCATCGGCAGTCGTTACGGTAGCATCTTGTTTACCAGGTATATCATTATCAAAATAGTATGAGAAGTCGTATGTGTCTTCCTTTATTTTATCAACATACTCCTCTGTTGCTGGGTCCTCATCTCCAGGTTCACCAGGATTTATAAAATCAAAATTTTCCTTAACTTCTTCAGGTACGGGTGAGTTAACAATTATCTCGTAGATATCATTATAAGTAAATTGAGGATATCTTAAGGCTAATTCATATATGTCGTATTTTCTACAACCAGCAAAAAATGAATCCACAATACCTGTAACTTTATTGTTATTACTCTGATTCGCTAATTCTTTATCTACTATAGCATTTAGTATTGATGGGTGGTCAACCACAATCTTCCAGCTTAAATTACCATTTCTTGTTGTATTATTATACGTATAAATTGGTTCAGGTCGACCTAAGAACTCATTTGTATTCCAATTCGCTGAGTTTGTTTCACTTACTTTCATATCGTAAGGTGGGAACCACATTATCCTACCACCATTAGGTCCTCTCTCACAATGTGGTAGGTCTTGATAGGTAAACCCTTTTTTTCTTGACGTTCTCCACGCTAAATTTTCTAATGAAAACATATACTTCTTAACACTTTCTCCCTCTATATTTGTACTCTCAGTACCCCTCATTGGTGCAATGTTTAAATTATATGTACTATCTAACACTGAGTAAGTAAACCGTCTATTTGCCGTTGTAATTCCCTCAGTTTTTTGTAAATCACCCATAGAGTAATATGGGGTATCTTTAGTAAATACACGACAATACTCCTGTCCAACGATATCACCATCAACATCTTTATAGGCGATTACTCTTGAACCTTTTGTCAGTTCCCTCGTACCGTCATGAAACACTTTTGATACTTGGTCGATGGCATTACCAACATGTTGTAGTTTTCTAACACCTACTACCTCATCGGCAGCGTTAATTAATTTTTGTGTATTATCTAATATAGAACCCTTAGTGTATTGGTAGTTTCCGGAACCATCTACTGATTGTGTGGCGGTAAAAGTATTTTGAACCCCTTGTTCATTCCAATCCGTATCAATAGTACCAAAAAACTCAGCACCTTTACCAACTTTTTGTCCTGCCCTATCTTTATATTTTGGTGAAACCCAAGTAAATCCTCCTTGTAATCCCCCATCATCATATGTTGAGGTTTGATTTAAACCAAATTTATATTGATTATCTTTTTCTTCGTTTTCGTAAATTTTAGCAACCTCATCATAACCATATACGGGTGTTTGAGTTTTATTACCATCTCTATCTAACGGTAATGACTCCGCAGGGGCAACAACATCTCTCATTTCTTGTTGCGAACTACCTACGTAATAATTTTGTTTAGGTACCTTTGTAAATAAATCGGTTAAGAAGTTTTTATTATAATCAGGTATATAACGGTTTAATCTAAGTCCGTGAAAAAGTCTTGAACGTTGTCCACCACCTGTATTATCCAAGAATATTTGCATTCCTGTCTTTTCGGTGGGTAACTTTAAAACTCCTCTCTTATCAAATAAACCTGTTATTTTATTGGCTATTTGATTTAAATACATTTGTTTTGGTTCAGAACTAAAGTAATCACCAGGTATCCACGAATATGGTGAATACACACCACTAACTCTACTAATGAAGTCTAAACCTTTACCAATTAAACTCTTAGGTACTGAAATTTTCCAATCTCTCTCAATAATAGATTTATTACCTGTGACGATACCGAGTAAATCAAATGGGTCTGTTAACGCATCTATCGCGTTTACTCTACCTATAGTTTGTTGATATGTTTCTTCGGCTATTCGATATTGAAACTCAGTCTTAAGTGATTCCGCAGCAATTCTCGCTAAATCAGAATCTTGAGATAATGAACCGTTATCCCCTTGAGGGTTTTGACTTGTTAATAATATAAATGGATTGTATGAAGAAGCAATAAAAGTATTATATGGACTTTTACCGACTAAGGCTGGTATCCCTTGTCCCATATCTAAATTTAAAGTATTACTAAAACTAGTTACAGAATTTATAAAGGTTATGTCATCAATAGATTTTGGCTCACCAAAACCTCCTTCAGGTCCATATTGGTTTTTAACATAAGCATAGTTCCCTTCATCAGAACCAATTACTTCCACCTCTTGAGAGTCAATAACACCAATATCATTTATAATAACTTCACTTTGTCCTGGTTGTGACGCAGGAGTAAAACCATCACTATTATATGGTTGTAGATTTTTTACTAATAATTTTTTTCTAAAATTTTCAGTAGAATCAAATGATAATGGACTTAATGACATCTATATATTCTTTTTAGATAAATAGATGGTAACATAATTTTGTGTAAACTAAAAGAATAGATTTATACAAAGATACCCCTATTAATATTATGAGGCTGTACCTCCACCGGTCACAGAACCACCATACGTTCCATTTGTATTAAATAACTGAGAACTGATTGCGGCTATAGCGTCTGGATTATTAATTAAGTTTCTAGCAAACTCCTCCTTAGTTATAACCGAATTAGTCGGCATATTATCAAGTTTTAAATTAACTTCACCACTCACATTAAGGTTAGAATTAGATGCGATGGTACTCGTAGTCGGTTCATTAATGTTAAGACTTGAAGTATTTAAATTATTCACAGAGAAATTATCTCGTTGAGTGGGTATGGCACCTTCCCCACCTTCATTATTTTCATTTGTATTACCCTCACCTGTAACAGGTTGAACCTCCGTATTATTTGAACGGTCAGTAGGCGCTGCGGTCGAACCAGGAAAAAGGTCTTTAATTTTTTTCATAAAATCCCTTTCAAAATCAAATTCTCCATATTTTATAGCCGCCATATCGAACGCTTCTTGAATAAACCCATACGCAGCATCCGCAAATTCATCGGCCTGGTCTGGACTTACTTTTAATTGACTTAATCCCAAAGAAAACGCTTCGACAACTTTATCAGGTATTTGAAAAAATTCTTGTGCCCTTCTTCCTTTACCTCTTTCACCTTTATCGTTCTCACCTTTAAGAGAGTCAATTACATTGGTACTAGACGTTACTAAACCTTCCGCGATATCTGTAAAACCGTCACCTTGTGCTAATTGTAGTCTAGTCATATTCGTTAGAACTGATTGAGCCGCGGCTATTTCATTGAGATATCCCATCGATTTTTTAGCGACATCTAGTTCACTCATCGCATCTTTAGCTACAACTTTTTCTAATGCCGTGTAATCATTAGCTGTCATATCATTGAAACCTTGACCAATTTGTCTAAGTGTCCCATCAGGCATAGTAATATCAATATTACCGTCTTTATTAATCTTACCAAGATTAGAAATTAACTCTTTTTGTTCATCACTTACACCACTAAGATTACCTAATATATCTAATTTCTTATTTTTTTGAGCTGCCTTCATAGCTAATTCGGTCATCTCTTGGTAACCCATTCCAGCTAAATCCGCGGCCTCTCTAAGTCGATACATCTCAGTAACAGGGATATCAAATTCACCCGTTTTTTCGTTAAAATTCACCGATGCCGCTGCCATACCAACAACACTATCTTGTAGACCTTCCATATCCGTTTGAGCCATGTGAAGTAACTGGAATGGGTCACCTAGTTTACCAATAGCACCACCTAACATTTGGAAACCTGCGGCGGTTTCAATCGCGGCTTCAGGGGACATTAATTTATCAGCTAAACTAACAGTTGTACTCATATCAATTCTTAAAGATTGAGCTTGTGCAACCATATTAGAAAGACCTTTCACGCCATCTTTAAAATTATATGATGTCATTAACTTTAAATTCTTGTTAATACCACCCATAAATTCTGAGACATTTAAACCATATGACCGAGCCTGTTTTGTCATACCTTCCATTGTTTCCAATGTTTTGTCGGTTGTATAACCTAATGTATCAAATGAAGTCGCCATAGTAGCTAATTCCGCGGCAGACATATTAGCGGTAAAACCTAAGATTTGAAATGACTCAATTTGTTTGTCAGAGAAAAATGTTAATCTCATCATGGACTCATTTAGAGCCCCATATAATTTAATATTATCTTCAACACCTTTTCCAACTAATAAAGTATTTTCTGCGGCGGCAGCAGATGCTTTTTGTATGGCGTTTCCAACTACCCTTGTCGAACCCATGACCTCCCTAGCAGTATTTGCCGCTAGAGTATTGTAACCCGCCACGGAGTTAATCACCGATTGGATTTCGGTAAAACTATTTTTAAGACTTGTAGCAAAAGCTTTAAGGGAAATATCAGCTATTTTAATATTAGTAGCAATATTACCCGTTACTTTTTCCATATCATCAGATTGGTACATAGATATAATTGTTTACTATAAATATTAGTTATCTAGATTTCTGTCGTTGTTTTTCTATCTGTTCGTTTTTTTCTTGGAATTCAGATGAAAGTTTATCAATAAAAAACTTTCTCTCAAAGGTGGGCATTAATTGTAGGTCTGAGTAAGACATATTAACATGTTTACTTAGATAATAGAACTCATCGAGCATAATTTTCCTATAGTTAGAAGAAAGGACGAAAAAACTCTGCCCCAAAAGTGATACGCATAGTCACTTTTTCTCCTGACGGGGCTGTAGTAGTTCTATTAAGGTCCAACTTAGGTTCACAATCTTTCATTGTGTTTCTAATAAATTTTGAATCCATAATAGGTAGCGTACTTATAAAGGTTGATATTTTTTCTCTATTTTCATCCCCATCTATGGAAATGATTAACTTTTCTAACCGTTTAGTAACAAGAGGTACCGTTACTCCGTCAGGGTATAAATCAGGTAATTCAGATAACTCATTAGTATCTTGAATATTTAAAAGTCGACATACAACATTGACACCTGTTTTTGGTAAATTAAATTCAAATAAGCCCTTTTCATTAGGTTTTATCTTAGTTTTTTCAATGTTTAATTCATCTAAAGCCACCTTAAAATTAAAATCCTTACCTGTTTTTGGGTCTTTTAATACAAAGTTATAGTCAGAACCAAACGCAGTATTTCTTAAAAATATTAATACAGCCTCGGCGTCCCCATCTAATAATTCGTTAACATTAAAATCAGGTTCGTAAATTTTATTTTTTAGTAATGTCATCACTAAGTTTTTACTTCCTGAATTAGATAATAATAAGTTTTCATCCTGAGCGGTTAAATAACCGACTTTAAGTGATTTTTTCTTATTAGTGTAAAAAATACCTTGCGATGGTAATGGTACCACATCGTGTGGTAAATTCATATTTGCTTGTCCGTATTGTTTTCCTTGGTCCATAATAGTTTATTTAAATAAAAAACCATAGAAGTTCAATGACCTCTATGGTTTTAAATATACAATTGATTGGTTTATTATCAATACTTGTTTTATATTAGTATACCAAAATACATCTATCAGGACGTAATGTAGCTGTAATAGTAGCTAACGCATCATCACTATATCCTAAACTATCGAAATTAACATCAGTTAAAAATGTTCCTTGTAGAATCCATTTTTCAACCGCCACACCTGTTGGGTCTAACATCTCTAGGTCTAAGTCTTTCTTATAACCTGCAGCATATCCCATACGTCCTGTTACGGACTCTGAATGTAATCTAACCCACTCCATTAACGCTTGTGACGCTGATGGTCCAATTGGGTCACGGAATGTAACGTTTATCGTGTTCCACACGAATCTACCTGCTACGTATGTAGAGGTGTTTAAAAAAGGAATCTCTGTTGACCCGATTTGGATGTTAGGTCTTGATGTAGACTCAACATACCAAGAATTAATACCCAATGAAGATGGAAACGATAGTATAAATCGGTTCTTCCTTTTTGGTTCATAGGGAACGGGCATTTTCATTAATAAGTCTGCCATTGTATTTTGGTTTTATATTTCTTTAGTTTATTTAATTATAAATATCCAGTTTAAAAGTTTTTCTATTTACTTTTATTTTTTTTTCAGTAATCTACTAGAGCAAATAAAATATAATAATAATTATACTTCTTTTTTATCTCCTCCTTTAGTTAAATACATTTTAACTGGTTTATCTTTATATTCTTTATCTAAAAATGCTTTAATCTTTTCTACATTGCCTGGGTCATCGTCAGAAAACCCAATCATAGGTATGAAATTATTTTTTATATCATTTTTAAGAAAGGCTTTTTTACCAATTCTTTCACTCATTTCTTTCACATACGCAATAAAACTCCTTAAAGCTTTAATTTTACCCTCTTCAGGGTCAGCAGCGTTACCTTCACCATATGTTACAGGATGGTATTTATTTAAATCCAAATAATCATTAATCATTACGGACGAATCCTTTTCCTCGTCACCCGACATATTACGATACTTTTTAAGATTGTCAATTAAAGACTCCTTGCTAATACCGTTATGGTTAGTCACAATCATATTATAAATCGCTTCACGTAATACCGATGGTGTGTGACCTCTTGCAGTGATTATTGAAAAAATTGACCCCCCGTTTATCGCTTCAACAAAATCATTCCACGATGGACCTGGTTTTGCTAATAGGGAGTCCACTATAAAGGCGTTATCACCCTTAACTCCGAAATTTCTGTAAGGGTCATCGGCATACCCTACAATCATTTTACCCTTATATTCAAAAGGTTCTTTACCAATCATACCTCGATAGTCGGCGAAGTCTTCTGTTGACATTCCCACCTCCTCGTCCTCATCGGACAAAAGTATGATTTGTGTCGGCATAGTCGCAATATTATCATCCCAATCAAAAGCATAATACTTTAAATCGGGATTACCTTCAGGGTCAAACCCTTCTTGTAATTTTTTTTCGTGATAAAATTCTCTAATAACCTTCTTTAAACTCATCTTTCTACTTAGTTTTTCTTATTAATTTTTACCATTAGTCTTTCTAATTGTGACTCAGATATAACAATATTCTGAGGTTTTTTAGAAAAAGACTTTTTTCCGTCAGACTTTACGTTTAACGACTCGTTAAGTGTTTTTTTCTTGAATTCCATTTTATTTTTGTTTAAACGTTTAATTGGCTAAGAGGAGGGAATTAACCCTCCTCCTTAATATAAATATAGTTAGTTATTAAATATCTTCAAAAGATGCTCCTGTAGGAGTTATCAAGAATTCAATATCTATAAATTCAAGTGCTCTTGTTGGTTTCAAGTAAATTTTACCTGTTAACGTATTAGAGTCTAAATCTTCAGGTGTGTTTGAAACTGTAACTCTAAAGTCAATCAAACCTCTATCTCTTCTAATACTATCTAAGATAGGATTAACTGAGTCTAAGAACTCTTGTCTAACTTGTTCATCGTTTTGTTCGAATAACAATCTTACCGCTACTGCCGAAATTAACTTACGTGCTTGTAGTAATAATCTTCTAACATTTATTCTATCAAGTGCAGATTCTTTAATCTGTAAAGTTTTGTTACCCCAAATAACTGTACCGACATCAGAGAAGGTTGCTATTGGGTTTAATCTACCTTGATAAAGTGTGTCTCTATCTTCTTGTGTTAGTTTTTTACGTGCTTTTACAGAATTAACTAAACCTCTCGTGTAACCCGCTGATGCGAACCATGGGAAAGCAATATTATCTGTTAATGCTAAATTTCTAACAACCTCACCTGTTGGTGGAAGATAAATCTGTGTATTATTAACCGTATCCCTTGTAAGAATCCATGGGTAATAAGTTGCGGTGTAGTTAGAGTCAATTCCTGTATCCTCTAAATTATCTACCGCCTCTTCAGGATAAATGAAGTCCGTATCAAAATTCCCTAAAGAAGGTGTAAACATATTATAATCAGGTGTTGTACAAATATAAACCGAATCCGCTCTATCCTGTTCAACCATATCAATTGCCGACTCAACTAAGTTTGAATTATTTACATAATCAATACCTGTTGTGGTAAACACATTAATATTAACCGCTTCAGGATTATTGAAAGTATATTGACCCCATAAGTAAGCATAATAATCGGTGTTAGCCCAAGTCAATTGGTCTGGTCCAACAATTTGTTTAAACGCTCCCCACCCTGTTGCGGTTGGATAATTTATTGAAGGTGCCGCACCTTTTCTAAAACCTGCAGCTCCTAATTGGTATCTATCTCCGTTAGTTCTATATTCTCTATATATATCCCAACCATCGAAACCACCTGATGGTACGACTGTAAATTTACGTGCGTTTAACTTATAAAGTGGGTTACTCTCAGGTATAGATGAGTTAAATGCGGAATCACTAGTCTCAAACGCAGTTTCACCTGATGTGGTATAATTAGAAGAAATCGTAATAACAGTTGCTCCTGAATCCATATGGTAACCTTTAGTAAGGTAAGACCATGGTTGTGAATCAGTAGCGGTTGCTAAATTAGTAGGATTTTGTTTTCCTTTATATGATAAGAAATCCACATCTATACCTGCGGTGTTAGAAACACCTAAGTATGTTCTTCTTACTCTATCACCTGAACTTCTCGTTTCATTGTCTGTACCTGAAGCCGCACCAAATGGTGGGTTCCAAATAACTTCACCCGGTGTGTCATATTTTGTTTTATATTCTAAGAATGGTGATTTAACTCCTGAATACTGTCTAGTTTGATATCCTCTAAACCCACAAGGTAGTGAATCCATAGGTGCGTCTTCATTCATTTCTAACATTATAAATCTTGACCTTAATTCAAACTCACCATTAGATGTACCAATTTTCTTAGCCACAAAACTATTTTGGTTGATATCCATTGTACAGTTAGTGAATTTCTCTAAAACTACAGGATTTGCATCTGTATCGAAGAAATCACGTACTACAACATCAAACGTCCCATTATTAAATGAGATATTCATAATTGATACTTTAACTTCTCTGTTTGCACTATTACCATCAGATATGGTTATAACTTTAAACATATTATAAACTTGATTACCCCTTAGTTCTGAGACTAAGTAAGGTGTTTCGGGTGTTTGGTATTGTTCTAAATACCAACCAATACTTGTATTAGTTGCTAAATCTTGTCTAGCACTTGGTAAATCAGTTAGTACACAATTCAAACCACGAACACGACCTAATCT